TTATGAGGCTGTTAATGCTGACAATTGAATACGGAGATTGTCTTAATGCTGTCGTAGAAGCTGAAAAGGCAGGGAAGGTGATAGTAGCTCACGGATGCAATGCACAGGGTGTTATGGGCGCTGGATTTGCAAAGCTTGTGCGTGATTTGTGGCCTTATGCATATAAATCCTATCGTGAAATTTATAAAGAAAAAGGTTTTCATCTAGGACAAGTTGTGCTATCATCTGATGACGACACTAATGTAATTGTCGCTAATTGTATTACACAAGAATATTATGGGAGGGATAAAAATGTATGCTACATTGATTATGATGCCGTGGCTTGTTCAGCAATTGCTGTGGCGGAATATGCAAGATGTCATCACCTACCTGTCCACATGCCTCTCATCGGAGGAGGGCTTGGTGGAGGTGATGAAAAACGCTTGACAGCTATATTGCAAGCAGCTTATTATGATGTGGAAGCCACACTATGGCTTATGGAATAATTGACAAGGAGAAATGAATGACACACAAAACAGAATCAATTGACAGTATTGATAAGAAGCCTGTTGATAAGAAGGCTTTGGTAGAATATTCTAAAGGAATTGTGCCAAAAATTAAAGCATTGCTGTATCAGAAAGAGTTGCAGAAAGACTTTAAAGAGTCTGATGATACAGCAGTGGATTTGCAAGCAGCTATTAAAGAGGCTCAAGAACATCTGAAAGAATATTTGTCTAAAGACGACACATATAAGGAATTGGATGAGCAAGTTAAAGACTTGGAACGGGAAATTAAAGAGGCTCTCAAAGCCGCTGCAAGGGTTTGTGAATTCAAACCAGCCGATCTTAAAGCCTACTTCCAAGCTCGTGTCAAAGAAGCTGTTAAGAAAACTGTCGAAAAAGGTAAATCCTTTGACGAACTAAATCATTTGTTGGATGGTATTTAAGGAGAAAATGTGAACGGTCAAGATTTGTTTAATTATTTGCATGATTTGCGTAAAAGCTTGAAACCAAATGAATCGCTTAGTGATTTGGTTGTGGGTGTTGTAGGTGATGTTGAAGACGGTGTAGGTGCTACACTCTTGAATATTCGTCGTATTAGTTCTGGTAAGGGATACATTGCTATCGATTGTGGTTTGCAATCCTCTCCACAACCTAAAGAAGATAAACCAAAGATTGTGACGCCCGGTGGTGAAATTGCTGCGCATGTGCATAAGCAACACACTAAGGAAGAAATGGATAAAGCTGAACAAGAAACAAAGAAATTTCTTGACAAGCTGAATGGTATTGTGGCATAACAATAAAAAAAAGCCCGTACATCAATTACGATGTACGGGCTAACGTCTTTATAGACGCTCTTCTACCACGAAGTGAAATTATTGTTGGGCATTAGCTTGGGCCAACAAATTCGTTTTATGCATGTCTCCAGCGGAGCTACCAAAATAATAACCAAACACGCCTGTCCAGCATGTGCCTAAAATACCAAGCATTATGTTCAACATATTCATAACACCAGCAGGAATAGGTGCAAACATAATAGCTGCCAGAATACCAAAGAAACCTATTGTAGTAGCATATGCTAGAACAGTGGGTGTGCTATCCTTCACCACTTCTTCACGTTTCCTAGCAGAATCTTGATTGCTTTCTGCTATTTGTGCAATTGCCTCTGCATCCTTAAATCCTAGTTCAGCCATTTGAACTTGAAAATCTAAATCCATTTTCTTCATGGCAACCAATTGATCTGGACTAGCTCCTGCAATAGCTGCTGCCAATGCAGATTGACGATCATCATTTGATTTGTCATTGCCTGTCAAGCCAAACACACCCTCTAAAGCACTCACAGCACCTCCAGCCAATGGGCCTCCTAATGCTGTGGCAACAGTGGGAGCAAGCTTACTTACCAATCCTGCAACATCTTTCCATTCCATCATTTTTCTCCTAGCACATTTAATGCTGTGGTATAAAAAGCATCACGTTCAGCTTTACCATTCATTCCACCATTAATGCGTTTAGTAATCATGTCAAATTGTTTTTGGTCAGCAAGAGCATTCAATCCTCTCTTTTGCCAATACCATCCGGCTGTCATACAGGCCCATAGAGGCGTTTCTAGTAATTCTGGATGGTTGATACAATCTATTCCAAAAAACTCAGCCACAGCCTTATAATTGGCCTTGCCAGTGATTTGTATGAATCCCCTTCCCCTGTATTTGTTCCCATCACCTTCAGAAGTATTTCCTAGCTCAACATTACCTTCATATTTAAGCTGTGCAGGAGTTGGCCCCCATATTTCCTTAACCCACTTCAATTGACCACTTTCATGTGCTATTTGTGCTAGGAAAGCAGCTTGCCTCAAATTGCTATCTATTCCAAATCTTTTCATCGTGGCATTGAGTGAATCAAGGAACTGGCCTGCACGAATTTTCGCATCAGGCATTATTTTTATCAGTTGTTCAAGTTCCATTTGATTTTTCCTTAATTTATTCTTTTCCACCTTGTATTACAGAAATCATCAGGCGTATTTGTGTAAGAATATTAGTTTCTGTTGTTCGGATTTGTTCACCTAGTCGTTGTGCCAGTTGATCCATTTCCCTGTCATGTCGTGCTTCAAGTTTGCCAAATTCACTCTGCATCCTCACTTCAATTTCATGCAACCTATCAGAATCAGCCTTCTTTCTGATTTGGTCTTCATGATCTTTCAATCTAGATGCATTAGCTTTGTAAAGAAGGCCAAGAAGTGTAAAAATGACAGTACCAACTCCTGTAATAAATAATTCCACTATCGTCATCTAAACACCTTCTGCATCCTTACAATGATTTGCTTGAATACTGTCAAGCCACTTGCAGAGCACACAGCCCCACTTCCTATTTTCACTTCTTGCTCTGTTAGCATGACTGCTAATGGTTTCATTACTATCACCATTAAATGTTGCATTAGCAAGCCTATCGTAAGCTTTTAATATTTCCCATGTGTGTGTTTCCTCATCAGAAACAATTGTGCCCCAAATTGCTCTTAGAACAGCCAGAGGGACGGCAAGCTGAACAAAGAGCAACAAGAGAAAGAGTTTTAATTTCCTCATGTTGCTTCCTTATTAATAGATGTTCCAAACAGAAGTTTGGTATGTTCCTGCTGCTGCAAGAGCTTTCTGCAATTGCAAGAGGGTGACAGTGGTAGCTGTATTGTCGGCTAAAATCCACATGGTGGATGTTTGGCTTTGAGCTTGCAGAGAAAGAATAGCCCTTGCCATTCTGGATTGGCTTGTCTCATCCCCATTGAAATTCAATCCATCCACTGTTACTATGGAAGCATCGACTTTAGCTTGTCTTGCAGCTTTCAATTGGTCACGAGTGAGTGGAATAGGTGTAGGAGGAACAAAGCTTGTTCCATTCCATGTACTGCCTATTGCAGAATCCATAGGGTCAATGAATGTGGAAGAAAATCCATCTACTAAGACATAGTTTATTACGACATTATTTTCATCAATATGCGCTGCTCTCATGTTTTCCTCGTATTAAATTATATCCAGTAGATGACAGCACGGCCATTGCCACCAGCGCCGCTGGCTCCAGTGCTGGTGCCTCCACCACCTCCACCCCCACTAGGAAATCCGCCGTTACCGCCAAATCCTGCTGTTGTTGTTGCTCCACCACCACCTCCACTTCCAGCCTGAGTAAGATTTGTAGCCGATGCTCCATTTCCACCAGTGCCAGAAGTGCCTGTTCCACCAACACCCGCACTGGAATTCCCTCCATTACCTCCGGGAGCACCTGTACCTCCACCTCCGCCCCCGCCGTAGAGCGAACTTCCTGCCGCTTGAGTAGCACTTCCTCCTGAGCCACCACCTCCACCCCATTCAACACCGCCCATAATTCCAGAGCCATTTCCTCCAGCGCCTCCGCCTCCACCACAACTACCTTGTTGCGATGCGAAAACTCCGGGCAATCCTCCTGCACCACCAGCACCACCTGCACTTAGATGCCCTCCTCCACCACCACCTGTTGAACCAGAGCCTCCCCCTCCCCCATAAGCTGTTGCAAATGTGCCAAATGAGGTGTTTCCTCCAGCATTTCCGGGTGTCACTCCTGCTGCCACAGAAGCTCCTCCTGCACCAACTGTTACAGAAACAGGATTTGTGATTAAAAATGCAGGGATGAATGCCAAATGTCTTGAGCCGCCGCCTCCACCAGCGGCAAAGTTACCAGACGCATTTCCACTTCCCCCGCCCCCAAATAAGTCAACTATATACCACTGAGCACCAGCTTGAGGAAGAAAAGTTCCAGAAGAGTTATACACCTGATATTTGGCTTGTGGAGGTATTGTAAAACTTGTAGGAAACATTAGTATGTACCTCCAAATGCAAACACCGTCAAATCTGTCTGCACTGTCTCAGAAATGAACAATTGATATGTAGGTGGAAGTACAAGGGTAGAATAAGTTTTAGTCAAAACAAATGAATCTGTTGTATTGCCTGCTGTCACTGCTGTAACATCGAATTCATCAAACAAATAAGAAGTTGTTCCGTTATATAGCCAAATGAAAACATTGCTTGCAACAGATGTGGCCTTGGCTTTCACTGTAATAGCGTCAATTCTTGTACCGTTAGTAGATGTTGGTGTAAGCTGTGTCAGTCCTGTTGTTCCTGTAATGGCAGCACGAGAGGTTAGTGCTGTTGCAGATGTTAGAGTTGCAATTCCATTGAATGGTGCAATAGGGAAAATTGGTGTAATATTAGCAGCCATTATAAGCCTCCGTAATTAGTTGAATTAAGTATTGTTGCCGAAGCAGGTGGAATTAGGTTAGTTGAAGTCCAATTCACATTGTCAAGTGATGGATCTGTCCCTGAAACGCCATTTGTTGTTCGTCTGTATGTTTGATAATTAATCAAACTCCAAACAACTGTCCCTGCTGTATAATTTGTTGCAGCATTCCATGCTGTTGCATTTGCACTTCCTGCTGCTGCTGAGGCAGAGGATTGTGCTATAGCTGCTGATGTAGCTGCGCTGTTAGCACTTGTCTGCGCTGCTGTAGCATTAGAATTAATAGCTGCTGCTGTTGTATTAATATCAGTGCCAAACTGAGTTAGAGCCGCTACAAATGCATCTGCCGTAGGGACAAACACAGCAGGCGTCATATTCCTATTTGGCGCTGGTGGTAGTGGAGTTACTGACATCTCATATTCCTTTTAAGTTAAACCCTCAACCTGCAAACTGCATGTAGCAAAATCATTGTAGGTGATGTCGATTTGGAAATCTTTGTAATACCCATAAACAATCGCAGAAGTGAAGAATGTTGGGGTAGGTTGTCCAGCTTGTACAGTGGCTGCATTGGAGCCTACATAAACAATTGGTGTTGTCCTGTATCCTGCTAGAAGTTGCTCTAAAAAATCTGCTTGAGCAATAGGCACTTGTACATTAATATCTAAACGTTTACTAAAATTGCGTGGTGTGATTACATAATTACCAAAAGAATCTTTTGTTTTTACAGAGTAATCAATAATGCTTGCTTTTGCACCCCATTCCGAGTATCCTATTTCTTTAGACAAACCAACTACAAGTTCTCCAGCAGAAGCATTCGCTCCTGTAAATGACACTGTAATTGTTGCTTGGCTATAGGTTGCTGGAATATCTGTGACAGTGAAATCAGACTGTTGTACAATTGGCTCATAAAAATATGCATACCAATCTTGAATACCTGAATATGATGTAAGCACCACTGTTCGTTGGTAAATGTTTCCAAATACAGGGTCAACAACATTAATTGTTGCTGTACTCGCATTACAATTAAGACCTGTGACACTATCAAAACGAGCAGCAGGATTTATACCAACAGCAAAACCATTTGTTTGAGTGGTTTGGTTTGTTACAACACCATCAAACAATTTCCATCTATTGTCGGCACCGACACGTACCCAAGCACTACTAGATGTTGCTGGAGGATTGTTTAGATTAGATGCAATCAAACTTTGATAAATATAATGAGGTGCGCCGCCTGTCAATGTCACAATAACAAATGCATTCTGTGCATATGTTGTAGTTGAATTCCATTCCGGGTAATCATTCTCAGGAATGTTTGTGGTAAGCATTGCTGTGTTTGTTTCAGCCGTTCTAGTGAATGTAGCTGTTGTTGTAGACATATATGTTGTGCCTACAGAAGCTTGCTCAAACTGAGCACCCCAAGCATAAAATCCACTAGCACCATCGCCTAGATAAGAAACAACACCTACGCTTTGCAGTGTGTACAATTGTAAATTGACAGAGGTTAATGTGGAACTCTGTATGGACAAAGCTGCCCTATACCATCCACTATTACCAACGCTTACCAAAGAGGCTGTACCAGCTACTATGGACGTTCCATATTGTGTAGGAGCGCTTGCTGTACCAGATGTTAAGTTAAAATCTACATAACAGCCATTTGTACCAGCATTGTCAATTTGCATTCTAAATGCTGATCTAGCTCCAGCTTTCACATAAACAGTGAATACATAAGGTAAGGCTGTTGATATTGTGACAGGTTGGCTTGTATTGTGTACACCATTTGCTGTTGTTTCTGTAAGCAAATTTGTTGTCGTTGTATTATCAAGTGCAACAGGTGTTGCTGGATTTGTTATTGTTAAATTTGTTGCTACCCAAGGACTTGTACTAAATGCTTGGGACTGTAAAGCTAAATTTGTTGATGCAGCTTCGTTCAGAAGGGTTGGCCCTGCATTTAAATTAGCAGGATTATAACTGAATCGTGGCGTATTTGCCGATGATGTCTGCAAGAAACCATTGCTTCCCCAAAACATTGCTGTAGAGGAGCGAGTGAAGGTTCCTGTATCCGTCATCACAATTGGACGAATTATTTTCATTGAATTTTCTCCTGCTCTAAGCCTGAATTATACCATGTTCTTTCTAGGCTGTCAATAAACAAAAAGCCCACCCAAAGGGCAGGCTTTAAGCATATATTACAGATTTGGACGTGTAGGTGGCATACCTTCAGAGTTCCAATTACGAATATATTTAAACATTTCACGAGTGATTTGGTAATTAGCCGTATCACCAGAAACCATTGTTTGAATCAATTGGTTCATCTTAGCATTCATTTGCTGAGTGTCAGCAGATTGTGCTGGAGGTGTTTTAAGCCTACGCATTAATTCTGCATTATCTGCTGCTGGAACAATACGTTCACCTTTATGCACCATTGCAATCTGGTCTTTAGGCAATTCATTTGTCCCCATAGCATAAGTTGGCAATGGCCCACCTCCTGCATCCCTACCAAGACTGTTGGTGAGCGTATTGGCAGCATTATATACAGAGAATGAAACAGGGCTTGTTGACCCACTTCTGCCTGTAGGTGAAGCAGCACCGGCAGCAGCTATTGCACTATTCACCGTAGCATTAATAGAGGCATTAAAGCCAGCTATAGCAGCCGAAACACTTAATACGCTAGTGTTCACTACATTGATGGCATTCAATTGATCTTGAGCCGTTTTCACCTGCAAATCAAGCCTTGCTATTTGATCTGTGTGTTGTGCATCCAACTTAGCTTGTTCCGCCTGATAACGGGTATTTTCAGCATCTTTTGCTTTCTGTACAGCATCTGTTCCAGAAGCTACGGCATCAGACAAACTCTTATTCATAGCATCTATCTGATTTTTTAAATCCGTATCCAACTTATTCAAAGCATCAAGTTGAGCTTGTGCTGCTGTCACTTGTGTCGTACCATTTTGATTAATGGTGTTGAGGTTGTTATTAGCAATCCCTTGGTCACGAGTGAATTCATACAAACTACTGTATAATGTTTCAGCAGGTTTTTGAATATCTTTGATGGCATCTAACAATCCCGGTACAGCAGACAAATCAGGTGCTGTAGAAGCTGTTTGCAATGTTGCCATTGCATTTCTACGTATGTCAGCCAAACTCTCTGCTGTAACAGCCTGAGCAGCACTTTGAGAAGCTGAAACAATACTGTTCAAAACAGACACTTGCGTTTTCATTGCTGTTATAGACGCTTGTGTGGCTGCTTCTTGTGCCGTAAGCTGGTTTATATAAGCTGACATAGAAGCCATTTGTTTCATCTGAGCTTCTTCAATAGCGCTTGCATTAGCATCAATGTTATCCATGATGGCATAATGTTGATTTGCAAGAGCATCGCTCTGAGCTTGATATGCATTATCTACAGCAGTTTTTTGACTTGCAACAGCATCTTGCAATTTGGAGAAAGCTTCAGCAGCTTGGCTCACCACTTTACCAGCATTGCCCATGCTTTCTGCTAATTTAGAAAATCCGTCTGTCAATGCAAGCAACGCTCCCACTGTCTTCTGATCTCCCATTTCAGCAGCAGACTCAATCATTCTACGCAATGTAGCTTCGCTGTCAGGAAGAGTGAATCCAAGCTTCTTGAAGGATTCAGTCATATCATCAATCTGTTGTTGATTCTTTTCAGATTGATTAAAGAATTTATCGTAATAAGTTGACAATCCAGATTGTAAGGTTTTCAAATCACCAGCACCTTCAAGTGTACTGATGTTTAGTCCCCCACCCAATCCCATATCTTCCATTTGTCTACGTGCAGCGTAAAGATCGGCATATTCTGTTGCCAAGTCTTTAGCTGAAGCTGTCATACCTTCAATGATGCGACCAACACCACTTCCAGCTTCTTGTAGGACAATAGATTGTTGAACAATTTGTGCAGCTACATCACCAGACTTGTCAGCAATATCATTGAAAGAAATAGCTGTTACACCAAGTTTTTTCAATGCTGCATCAGCATCAGCCGTATCAGTGGCAACCCTCATCACTGTTTGAGAATACCCTTCACCCACTTGCTGGAAAGCTTCAAATCCCGGAAATGCTGTTTGAGCCATCTTGTCCATAGCCTCAGACATGACATTATTAATGGCTGTTTCAAGAGCTTGTCCTGTCAATCCTTGCAAGGAAACTTTCTGTGTATCCAACACCATATTCTCAATGGCTTTGCCTACATCATTTGCACTCTTACCTAATGCTGGCGCAGCAGTTTTCATTGCATCTTCCAAGCCTTTGAATACAAGACCAAATTGGTCTGCCAATGTTTGGTCAATACCTTGAGCTTGTATGGAATTGCTTGTGCTCTTAGACAATCCAAACCAACTAGACTGAGTTGTTTGTACATTAGCATATTGTTGAAAGCCTTGTCCAGATTGCAAAGCTTTTACAGAGCCGCTAAACATCAAGCCAGCATCTGTAATAGATTGTTTTGTGCTGCCCCACAAGCTTCCAATCTTATCAACAATTGTTCCCATAAGTCCACCAACAATTGGAATTACATTCAACACTTTTGATACACCACTCAACACACTACCCATAAATCCTTCAGCACCACGTTGAATTGTTCCTGTTTGAATTCCAAGTCCTTGTCCTGTCGCAATGTTACCATTACGTACAACAAGGTTGGTAAGCCCTGTCATTGCAGATTCAATATGAGCCAAAGACGCTTGCATAGCTTGAGTCAATGGAATCATTATGTCAGAATTAGATTTCAGGTTATCAAATGTTTTGGTGATAGCATCACTCTTTGCAGAGGAGTCTCCAAACACTGTACCTGTACCTTGAGCTTTCTGAACATCTGCCGCAGATGTGCCAGAGCTTCCACCACCTCCACTGGCACTAACCGCCACACCGAGACCCGCTACAATTGCTGCCATAGCAGCCATACGTCCAAATGCTGTATAAGGGTCGCCATTAGCCTGATTCAAGACAGCTTCGATAGCCGCTTTGCCAATACGTTCAAGATATTGCGCCATTTCTATTGCATGAAACACTTTCGATATGGCACCTAATGCTTGATATCCTGTGCTACCAACATCAAACATCCCTTGCATACCTTGAGCTATGTCTGCAAATCCTGTGATGGAAGCATTTTCAAAATCTTGCTCATATTGCATACGGGCTTTTTGTTGAGCCTCTTCATCATTTCCAGCTTCTTTTAGATTCCGCATGAATTGCTGATGAGCTGTGTCTTGATTCTTAGCCATCTGAGTGAATGCCACGCCCACTTGACCAAGAGACTTTCCTATAGCACCAAATGCAGAATTCATGCCTTGTTCAAACCGTTTTGCAGCAGCTAGGTTTTCATCAATTGTCTTGGTCATATCTGCTTGACGATCAAGTTCTTTTTGAGCATCAGCTTGCTGTTTCAAGAGGACAATAGCTTGATTTTGCAAATCAATATTTTTACTAGATTGATCGTAAGCATCTTGTAGAGCTTTTATTTGATCGTCATTGTAATCATCAGACACTTTAGCTTGTTCAAGTTTGGCCTCAATAGATTGCTTAATTCCTATAAGCTCCATCAAATGATCTTCTTCTTGATTAGCTTTCTCAAGAATTTGCATGCTCTTAGAAATTTGAGCTTTTTGATTTAAGCCATCAATTTCTTTTTGAAGACGCTTATCTTCAGCATCACCTTTGCTTGTAATATCTTTTATTTCTTTGTCATTGTAAGCATTAATCTTATTCGCAATATTATCTTCATCATCAGCACGTTTTTGATTCACTGCTGCAATGGCTTTACCTTCAGCATTAATATCTCTTTGACGATTTGTTACCCCTGCCTCTTGTTGAGACTTAGAATGCCCTTTAGTGGCTAAGTATGCATTGTCAGCAGCAATGAGTGTTGCATAGTATGCTTTGATTGCTGTAACTTCATCAGCATAAGCTTTTTGACGTTGAGTTAGTTCATCTTTCTGATTGGAAGCATTTTTCTCTGCTGTTTTCAATGAATGGGAAATGATGGCTTGATCTTCTTCCATTCTGTCATTGAATTCATCTTGAGCAATAGCTTTCAAATTATTTCGATGTTGCAGAGAGTCATCTTCACCACGTTTTTGATGGTCTTTGTTCCACTTTTCTTCAGCCATCTTCAACACTTGTTCTTTAGTGTACCCTTCCACTGTTGCAGTGTTAGCTTTATCAAATAATTCTGAAATTCTTTTAGACTCATCTGCAAATTTATCAGGTTTATCCTTTACTTTCTTTATCTCAGAACCAAGAGCAGAGACAGCCATTGCAGCTTCTTTTACCTTTTCTGTGGCTTTTGATTGGGCTTGAGCAGCTTTGTTATCAGCATCTACAGAAGCTTGTGCTTGCTGAACTTTCAATTGCATATTTCTTTGAGTTTCAGCACTCAAATTTTTAGACTGAGCTAATACAGCTTTTGCATCGTCTAATTGCTGCTGATGTGTAGGGCCATTAACAAGGCGCATAATACCGCCAAGAAAAGCATTAAAATCGTCAGAAGCTTCTTTAACTATTTTTTGCCAATTTGTAAGCTCTGTGCCATTTTTCTGCATATACTCAGTAAACAGCTTCATAGCATAAGAAGCTGCTTCTGTGTGATTACCCATCTTTTCCATCATGTTAATAGTGTCAATTGCAGCACCATCAAAAATTGGCATAGTTTTATCTATTTCTAATGCCCAATTTTTTACACCATCTTTCATACCACTAAATTGTTTCACCACCTCTTCACTTGTCTTTCCAGACATACGAGAGTATGTAGCTAATGCATCAGCAGAACCTTCAATTTGTTCTTTAGTGAATTCTCCAGAAGTGGCAAGCCCTTCCATGATTGCTTTAATGCTTCCAGAACTATTTTTTCCAGCCACAGACATAGTTTCAGAATCATGCAAAATTTGTTGTGCTGTTAATGCAGAAGCATCGCCTGTTAAAGTAATTTGGTCATTAATGGTTTTGAAATGGGCACTTTCAGCCAATACAGTGCCACCAAGCAAGGCGACAGCACCAACAAGAGCACCAACAGGCAGCAATGCAGAGCCAAGAGTGTCTTTCAGTGCTGTCATCGCAGTGCCTAGCGCACCAGATTGATTCAACAACACCATCAAAGAGCCTGCAAAACGCTTTGTAGAACCTATAGCAGCTTCATGGGCCAACACTAAGGTTTCTCTAGTCATAGCTGCCATAGAGCCATGTGCAGCCGTTGTACGCTTTGTAGCTTCTTCCACAGCTCCTGTCGCTGGTGTGAGTTGGTTCATCTTAGCAATCAAAGCATCAATACTTTGCGCTGCCTTAGTGGATGCACTAGCCGCATCCTGCATACATTTAGCTAAGGCATCTGTTACAGCAGAGCTTTGTTGTGTTGCTGTTGTATTTGCTTGAGCAACAGGAGCAATTTTCTTAAACTCGTCACCAAAATAATTTACAGCAGCTTCGGCATCCACAGCAGCTTTAGTAAGCTGAGTTAGGTTGGTTGTTGCCTGTGTAATGCCATCCGATTTAACGGACATAACTAATTGATTAATGTCTTCCATCAGATTGTCCTATGTTATTCAAGCCACTGTTATAGCAGCTTGATTTGTTGTAGGCACAGCAGCTTGTTCGTCAGATCGTATTATTTGTAGGGTTCTGTTCTTACGTAACTTCTGTTCCTGTAATTCTTCTTCAGAGAGCGGTTTTACTTTTTGGTCTGCCAATAAACTACCAAAAATATCGTCAATGAATTCACCAATAGTGGCACGTTGTTCAACCAAATCTTCATTACTTAATTCGGGGACATAAGGTGGTTTTGCACCTTTCTGTGTCGCCAAGTGTGACTCATTAGCGTATGCTCTGCTAAGTGTATGTATCATTTGTAAGTCTCTTGGGGAGGCTACTTGATCTGTGCATTCTACCCAAGCTTTTAATTCTTGCCATGTAAGCCCTGTAAGTCCCATACCTGTTGCCATTGCTGTACCAGCAGAATGCAAAAGAGCTACAAGATACTCACAGCCCTCAGTTAGTGGTGGCATGGGAATTTCTTGTAGCTCTTGTATAGAAACTGACGGACTCTCTATGGTTATTTCTTCAGAGTCGTCGTCGCTTTTCTTTTTCTCAGTGTCTTTGATGCCTAGATTTATGCGCTCTATTTGCTCTGCCCGAGAATATTTGCCGCCATCAGGAATAGCACTATAATATGCTTCCTGACGGACGTACAAAATTAGCTCATCAACAACTACACGATAAAATTTTCAACATCGCCAAGAGCGACATCCACTTGCTCTTTAATCCAAGACAGTTTATCATCTGATAGCAGAGCACGGAAGTCTGTTTCTGTCTTGACAGGATTGCCTTGGTAGGACAATTCAGAACTATCAATACAAATAGCTGTCAGAAGAGCAATACCTTCCTCACGGCTTTCGTCAGCAGACATTTGCTTTTTACCGCGTTTTAGTTTACGATTGTGCATTGCTGTGACAGCTTGACGATAGGCTTTGCTGGATGTAGAGGCAATAGTGATGGTTACAGGCTTCTTTTGATTCTTGTCTGCATACAGTTTATCGCCTGTAGCTGGATGTGTCAGGTGCAGAACAGTGGATTCTTGGATTGCTAGTGTAGAAACGTCAAACATTTAAAATACTCCTTGTCTTGTGGTAGAAACAATGCCATAATGGCTGTTGTATGCAAATTATAGCCTATTTTATGGGTTTTGTCAATATAATGAAAAAGCCCCTCCAGCCAAGGCCAGAAGGGCTATTCCTTGTCGGGGGAAAATTATTAAGCTGTGATGTTAGTTGGGATAATATCGTTATCCAATTCCAAGTCACAAGTAAAGCCTGTAATCTGGTCAACAGTACCAACTTCCAGCACAAACGACATGGTTTGTGCTGTAAAGTAATAGGTAGAGCCAGATTGAGTGACAACACGGAAAGACGAAGATGTATCAGAAGTCAGTGCAGATTGAATTGCAACTTGACCAGCATCCAAACCGTAATATCCACCTTTCAGAGCCATTGTACCGTTATTGTAAGCACCACGACGCTTAACAATAGCACGGCTACCCAATGGCATAAATGTCACCAGATTGTATTTTTTACCAAATGCCGACATATCGGACAATTCGCCAATTGTTACATATGTCAAAGACGAAAATCCAGAAACGTCATAAGTTGCAGGTTGGGTAGAAGCCGAAATAGCTAGGGTACTACCCGCACTGGTACGGACGTGAGAAACGATTGTCATGTAAATTCCTTTGTGTTATATTTGCAGGAAGAAGAGCCTAGCTAAAGGCTCTAGCCTATTATTAGGAACCTGTTACTACGGAGCAGAATGCACCTGCTGCCGAAGATGTCAGAGTGACAGCACCTTGCAGGTATACACTCAGCAAATCCAGAGGGATAGATTGAGTAGTGCCTGCGGCTATAACATAGGCTTTACCAGCAGCAGCATTAATTGTGGTGCCACCAGTGCCTGCAACCACATACGATGCAGATGCAGATGCACCCAACAGAGTAACAGTGATGGACGATGCAGTGGTGTTTTCCAGTTCCATAATCATACCACTACCAGCAACGTAGGCCAGAGTGTCTGGGCCAGTGGTAAGGGTAGTTTTAGTGACTAGGCCGGGAAGGGTGTTCTTTTGAGTAATTGCAATAACTGCCATTTTATTTCCTTTTAAAAAGAGTGTTCGTCTGCCGACTTACACAATAGCTCAATTGAGATTTGCGCTAATTGAATTATCTCATCAATTCAATTCTACGCGGTATGACCCTGTAATGGGTATCATGGCGGACATATCTATGGGAAGCATCTTTCCTCTTGACAGAGGGGCTTCAATAGACACGGTGTTCATCAACTTAGGGAATACAGGAAAAGCCGCAATAATTTGTTCTACAACATTTTCCAAATCCCCTAGTCCTTGGCCTATAGGTGAATACACATTAATTGTGAATACACCTTTTCGCCTCATTCCTTGTGCTTGTACATTACGATTGGAGTTGGATTCTCCAAGAATAAAAACCTCCATCCATTTACCATTTGTAGGTTTTACGAATGCAGCGTTCTCGAAAGCTATAGGGAAACTTAGCTGCTGTGCCAAGGTGTTGAGAGTTGTTTCAATCTCGTTCCTTGCAGACATTATTTATCCTTATATTGTGCTGTATTGTCATTTAGGGCTTTTCTCACCATAGCGTAAGGGCCAACTCTTCCGCTCCATTTAGGAGGTTGCCATCCTGAATATTCAGCCAACATGATGTATGGTGTAGAATTGGTGAATGAAATTTCTCCATCCTTTCCTAAGAATTCTGTGGAGTTTCTAGCCTTAGCTGCTTCATTATAAGAAGACGTACCAGACGCATCAAAAGCGCTGCTATGCGTTAAATTATAGTTGCCTGCACCCTCACCATACCACCAATTATTTATAAGCTCTCCGCGCTTGCTGGCATGGAATTCTAAATTGACAGGAGAATAGGAGACAATGCCTCTAAAGAGTTGTTCAGCTTGTTGTGTAATTCGAGAATTCACTTGCTGTTGCATCTTTTCTACAGAAGCTTTTACACCATCAGCAAAGCCCATAAAATATCTCCAATTATAACACTAATGTTATTGTCTGTCAATGTGTCATCCACCACGTATAAACATTTCCGTATAGACAACATTGCTTCCAGAGGAATTTAGTTGTTTTACAGTGATGATTTGGAATGTGTTTCCGGCATAAACGAGTTCATCAACGTGAGCTATTGGTGTTGGCACTGTACTATCAAATTGCATATAGATTTGTTTGTCACCAGCTTTCACTAATGTATTAGTCATTGTGCTATCACCATCCTTCTTTTGCAAGAAATCAAATGCTACAATCCTCACATTGTAGGAAATAGGGATAGCTGTAACTTTTCCAGAAGTGGGGTCATATACATTATTAGCAGGTCGGTGAATAAGTTGTGCTGTTCCGCCAAATCTTCCAATCAAATTACTTACTACAGACAAGAATGGGTCAAATGGTAGATAGCCATTTTGAAAAGCCACAATTGTCATAGGAACACCATTAAGCAAAAATGTTGCAGGGATGTTTTGAATCCCCTTACAATTGATTGTAATTTGCAAAGAGCCGAATGCTGGAATGTTCACAGCATTGATTGTGTTTACAAATATACTCCCTGCTTGTACACTACTAACCCAAGTTGCCCCTGTTGCTCCTGTAGTAGTGAATGGGCTATTGAATGTCAATGTTTGCCCAGATATTACAGAAGCATCAGCAACAATGTTTAAAACAAGCTGAAATGTATTGGTTGAACTAACAGCATTAGCAAGAGAAGCAGAATATGTAACAGCCATGCTTCTCTCCTATTAGAAATAGTTTTGTGTTGTGCCATCGAAGCCCGGATAGGCAGGATAGGCTGTCCAACGCATTGTCTGGTCTTGTGTACCATAAGCATAATTGTTATTCCAATCGTATTGGAATTGCAACAATGGTACTAGGATTTGATTACCATATTGATCGTAAGTGAGTGGTGTATAAGGCATTGGAGCCATATCCATCAACTGAGGATTCAATATTGTATTCTGTACAAACTTCAGGTAGTTGTTAAACCATTCGGCACCCCACATTTCCACTTGAGCCAGCTTCTGATGTGTTCTGCTTGTCAAAGCGCCTAAAATATACTGAGACATCAACCTAGCTGCTGCTGGTAAATTATTAGCTGGCAGTGTTTCATAGGGAATGGTGACAGGTATATTGTTCGGTGCTGTGTTAATTATTGTTTTAGACAATCCATTAATGAATTGTGTTTGTGTGTCTGCTAATGCAGAGCTATACACAGAATCGGGAAATATAGGCAAGTCGGAATAATCACCAACACGCAATCTTAGTTTTCCAATATCTGTGGTTGGGTCAAGAGCCATTATTTCTCCTTAGTGTATTTAATATTTAACCCTTAACTGAAAGGGACTGCAATTGCAGTCCCTTTGGATTAAGAGCGTTTCACAACGTATCTTAAATATTAGTTAGAGCTAGTGGCTGCTTGGCAAAGCAGAGGTTTCAACATTGCCGACAAATGATTCGACTCCGTCTCCAATGCATATGCTGTACCATTTGGAGCCATTGTTTCAAACATATAAACTTGCTCACCGACAGTGTTAATCAAACCAAAGCGATTCGCTGGCGAGAAGTATGTTTTGAAGAATGGTGTACCTGTAGGCAAGAAATAAGCATTGCCAGCAGGAATCAATGGATTACCAGCATATTGGTCACGCATCTCGATGAAACGCACACCAGCGAAATAGAATTCACGGTGCATGGAGAACGGAGCAGTGTTAGCTGCGCTATTCTGACCATTTGCAATCATCCTGTCACGCAATGGCAACTGAGTGCTGGTGAAGTATTGATATGCTGTCTTAATTGTTGGATGCGAAATCAACTTTGCAAAGAAAGTTGGAGAACACAGAGCAACAACGCCAGTCATCAATACGGAGCCAGTGTTATCCTGAATAGCAGCAATACAAGCTTCCACTTTACCCATTACTTCTGTAGTGGTGGTGCCAAGCAGGAAGTCAATTGCAGCAGGACGACTTGTTTGAGTAAACTCTTGATACCAATCTTGAGTGATGGTACCATTAGGTGCATACGCTGTACCCTGAGTCAGAGTGAAAGCACGAGCATATTCCAGAGTCCAAGCATGGTTCTGGCGGATACGTTCCATCTTACGAGCACGAACCAAGTCAAAGGTTTCGGCTTCAGTGGCAGAACCATAAGCACGTTTACCTTGGATATCTTGAGGATAGATTGCATCTTCCATTGGGAAGTGAGGTACGTTGAACGAGTGAACTTTACGTTGGAAATCACGACCAACGTTAGAACGATCACCACGAACACGATCTACCAGCAAGTTACCATCACGAATCACTTCTTCAAATTGGACAACGTGTTCTGTTACACCTTCTTCCAAGAAGATGCCAAGCTGACCAATTGTTCCCCATTGATTGGGGATGATATTCACACTTTGTTACGATGTGCCGATTTAAAACACACCTCCACATCTTTCAATGTGGGTCAGACTATATCTTAATCTCTTAGAGATTCTAGGCATTTCGAGTTCTCTTGAACCCTACGGGCAGCGCCCTAGTCGTTGAACCTTCAACCTTAAAGGTTGCTTGGCTGCTGATTGTCGAATACTAACATTTTTCAAACATTCACGCTTATTTTTGCAAATTACGTTGTAGTATGTTAATCTCTAACGAGTTTCCAGCAATTAACCTAGTGTTTACCTCAATGTCACCAATGAGGGGAGCTAAATATTTACTCTTCTGTCCACAATTATGTTACAAAATATCCGTTTCCGATATTTTTCTGAACCTTTCAGTTCAGATCAGACTATATCATAACCTTCTAAGGTTTCTAGCACTTCGCCACCACTTGGCAGCTACGGGATGTCTCCCTAGTCGTTGAACGTTCCTCAGTTCTTGAGGCTTCGCTGCTGATTGTCCATTGTACATCTGCACACTTTTCAAACCATTGCATATATCTTTCCAGATTCCGATTTGGCGGCGCAGCTTTAGGAGTTTCCAGCAATTCACTAGATTTTCACTTACGCATTTCTTTGTAAGGGGACTGGTATGTTAATCCGATACATTAAATTGACCGTTACTGCCAAAATCACGAGTAATCATCTTTTATTTCCTTTTCTTTAATTTTGTTTGCATCCCTCATCCTTTTGGATAGAGACATTTTGAGTTTAGTTTCCTCTGAATGAGGTTTGCGTACTCTTTTAGATGACGCTATAGACATATTCCGTCTACTCTCTTCAGATAGGGGCGCTCGGCTATTTCTGGCAATTTTCATCTTAGCTCTAGTTTCTTCAGATGCCTTTCGGCCTGTACTAGCAGCAGATATTTTTGCCTTGGCTTCAGCAGTGTGCTGTTTGTGAACAGGAGGTTTGCCACCTCCCGGAACTGTGTTCCACCCTATCCTTGGAGAATGCCGTAGCTTATTTTCAATCATCAGGCAATACTCTTCAGAACCTTCTACAAGAACAGTTTGAATAATGTTTTCACCATATTTCAAAAGTGCTCTGTGTAAAATTGTTCTACCTCTTTTGGCTTCATGTCTGTGTTTCCACAAACGCTCAATAGGAGATTGAGTAGTTATCCCAACATATCCTTCTTTAGTTATATCTGAATGAGCTTCCAGATGTATCCAATAGACTACAGCCATGTCAATTAGTTAGATTGCTCGACCAAGATGCCCAAAGTTTTCAGCGATGCGTATGCACCAGCTACCAAAGTTGGTGTGTTGAACGAAGCATCCAATTGCAGAGCTTGAGCCGACAAGATGATTTTGCCGCGTGTGATGGCAAGCACCTTAGTATCTGTCGAAGCGACAAATGGGCCAGTGGAAACAATTTGACCGAAGTTGTTACCAATGTAAACAGCGGCAGGAGTTTGGGAGCCATCCACTGCGGTTTGAACAGCAATCTTCCACTTACCTGTTGCTGTCACTTGGCCCAGAACTGTGCCAAGATTGTATGTTGGAGTGCCAGACTCATTCGCAGTGAGTGTGTCTGTATGGAACTCGAATTTTTCGGGAGTGTCGTTAATCTTCACCAAGGAAGACAGACGAGCATATTGGCTTTCTGTTGCGAGAATCGACATTGCTTATTCCTTTTGTCTGTGTTTAAAAGTGAAGAGAATTATTGCTTAGGAGCATATTTCGACTTCAGGTATTTAGCAGTGGCATTGTTGCTTGCGTCATCTTGAACTTTTTGTGCATCAGCAGTGCCATCTACACCTTGTTCTTTGAACATTTTGCCATTAGCCTCTTTTTTAGCAGAATCTTTGAAGCCTTTAAGGACAGCTTCAAAATCATCGCCGCTCAAATCTTTCAGAGATTTGAAAATGGCTTCTGCACGTTCAGTGCCAACAGCTTCAACCAACTTTGCCTTCTTAACTTTCTTAGCTTCTTTATCTTTATCAGCTTTCAAGTCTTCATTTTCTTTTTCCAAGGCATCTGCCTTAGATTTGTAGTCAGCGACTTTCTCTGCCACTGCCTTAGTAATCATTGCTTCTAGCGCTGCTTTCTTTTCTGCTTTCACTTTCTTTCCTTCCTTTGGGGCGACAGACTTCAAGACGAGGGTATTTACACCATTAGCAGGGCCACCTTGCGAAGGCCCAACCAACGAGATGTGACATCCCTTTTCTTTGAAATTGAAGTCGCTCAGTTTGCGTTTTGCCTTCATAATTAAAGCTCCTCTGCCTTTGCGTAAGCACCAATGGATACACCATTGTATTTACCCTTTTTCACTTGTTTCCATGTAGGCTTATCGAATTGCCACACTTGGAGCCAAGTACCTTTCTTAACCATCTTCTCGCCAACTTGCATATCAGATGGAGCGATGTAGTTCTCCACAATCTTCGCACCATCAATTTCTTTTTCATGATTTTTGAAAGCTTTGCGGCAATAGATTTGGAAATTGTGAGCAGCTTTTTGCACTTCTTTGGCTTCATATGTGTCGCCATGCAAATCCACTGTATCTGGCTCCAAAACAATGTAAGTGGCTTGACGCAATTCTTTGTTCAATGCCTTGATGATTGGTGTTTCAGACTCATCACCAGCTTTCATCTTATTTGCTTTTTTCTCTGCTTCTAGCTGGCTTTCAACATGGTCATTCGCTTCTTGCAAGCGTTGGTCGTCATATTTTTTACCTGTCAAGAAATTAGAAATGGAGTGTGTGATGTGGCTCCACAAAGAAGGGTCAACCACTTCTTGGTCATTCAGCTTAATGTTCAAAGCTTTCAATACTTTAGATTTGTCCACTTTGGTTCCATTATCTCCGAAGAATTTCTTGTGTGCAGCGTTCACTTTAGCTTTTACAGCATCCAAATGTTCTGCTGGAATATCAACTTTCTGACCACGATACCCCGGCCCCAAGGCTGCTACAGCACCAGCTACATGACGAGCATCGTCAATTCGCAGTTTCCACGTAGAAGGCTTATCTGGGTCTGGTACGTAAGCATAGTCAGAAGCTTTCAGGGTTTCATCCCCTTGCTTCTTTGTAGCCATGTCGCCACCTTTCTGTTTGAATGATTCGGCTTTGGACAGGCCAGCAGCAATTGCTTTTCCATCGTCACCAGTTTGTTTAAGAACACTGTTTGCAACAGCAATGAAAATGTCAAGCTTTTTGCCCTTCAATTTCTTTGCTGCTGGAGGTACGTTGTCTTTACTCCAAGGCATTACGTCCTCACTATGTCTGCATTGATTGAAGCCTTTGTAGCAGGAGCATTACTCGTCTTCAAAACAGGCTCAAGCTTCTGGTTATAGAAGATGGGCCTGTCTGTAGGGAATGTTGTAGGCTGCTGTACAATGGGGCCGCAATGTGGAGAATATGTGTTATTGCTATTCGCTATCATTGCCATGTCATCACCTTTATGCTGCGTTGTTCGCATTTTGCGCTGAATTATCTCGTGTCTTGGCTTTGCCACCTATTGTTGCTGTACCATTTCCACTTCTACCCGGCTGCATACCTTTTCCTGCCCTTGATGCCTTGTTCTTTGATTTTGGCTTAGGTGCTCCCGGAAGCATAGCTCCAGATGCCAATACACTTGTCAAATTCTCCTTATCAACAGGAGAGTTCAAAGGTTTAGGAGTTACACCAATAACTTCCCTCACTTTGTTCATCAAATCGCGGTCAGCTTCAAGCATACCAACAGAGCCTGTGCGCTGAATAAATTTAGAGAATTCTGCCAAATCTGTGTCAACAATATCGCCATATTCAAATGTAGGAAGACGGTCTGTATCCCATCCATTCAATTCAAACAATTGGCGTACAAGGTCATTATTCAGCACATCACGAATTTCATTCAAACGGTGCTCTACAGCAATTGCCAAGAGATTTGTGTTGGAATTCTTAATACTAAAAGACCCTTGCGCATCAGCCACGGATGTGATAACATCTGCACTCAATGCTACAAGAATATCTGTTTGCAAAGCTTTAATCATTTGTTGCAAATCAAATCTTGGTTGACCTTTGGCTTCTAGCAGCTTCAAATCATAAATTGGCTGTTTAGTCTCAGGGTCAAACATAGCTGGCATAATTACACCACGTTGTGTACCTGCTGCCATGTTGTTAATCAGAGTTTGATATGCTTGGTATGCAAGTTGCTCTTGAGTAGTGGCATTCGAGTCCATCATCTTCGGAGGAAGAGTGAGGAGAGGGATTGCTGTCATGTCTTTAGCAACACCAATAAACATTTGATCTTTAATTTTTGTCATCTGCTTATAAGGCAAATAGGCATGCTTCAGAATGGATTTACCTTCTGGATTGCCCTTCACACTATCAGCAGAGAACAGCAAGAATTTTTCCCTGTCAATTGTAAGCAAGCCGTCTTTAGTATCTTTCGTATCCAACATAACTTGGTAACGATACCCGTTTTCCATGTTACGTAAAGATTGTCCAATACTCATCAACTCCCTACCATCTTCAGAAAAATTCCAGTGTCGAATGGTATCTTGTCCACGAGGGGCGAGTTTCCTCAAGCCTACGAGTCCATCGTTGAACTTACTCCCATTCCTTGTAGTGCGTCTGCGATACACCTTTTCCATGATGGAGAAGCCATATTCGAGATATGTAACGATTTCTGACATGGAGTCTTTCCAACTATGTTCCATATCATGGACACATTCATGAATGAATTGCGCCCTATTTTGTTCTGCTGTAGTAGCATTGTCTGGCGGTTTCACTGTCCATTTCACCCTAGTCATCATCATTCGATAGACATTAAGTGCAGCAGCAATCGTAGGGTCTGTCTTCATTTCTGCGACAGTTTTGAGGAACATTGGGTATCGAAACACCCTATTTTGTTCTTCAAGCAGGACGCTATTGATTGTTCTGAGGCCCGTAAAGCCTTGTTCAGAACCAGAAATACGAGGAACCACTGTATCTGGGTCAGGGGACAAGCCAGCTTTCCTTGGTGCCTTTTTGGTAGCCATTCCCACTCCTTTCGGTTTATGGGGCAATTATACAACACTCTGTTGCGTTTGTCAACATATTGTAGTATACTCTTGCCCTTTAATTTAAAAACACTCCTCCACCCCCACTTAGTGTCTCAATATTCACTACAGGGGATGCCCCTGTCATATCAGGAGGGGCTACAATAGCCATAGTGGCTGTCCTAGCAATTGTCATAAAAGCATCTGATGTGGAGTCCACCCAATCATCTTTGTTCTTACGTTCACCAGTGAAGTTTTCAAGTTCTGTCAGAAATTCTTCATTCCAATCACCCCTCACCATCGTCACCACGCCAGATTCAGCTAGTGTACAAAATGGCAAGAAACTCTTCATTTTGGCATCTGGAGTATTTCTTGGGGGAAGCCCTCTGACATACATTCCTTCTTCAGCGAATGTCTTCAAGAAGAACATGGAAGCAGCTTTACCACCACCATTATCTCGTGGTATAGTGACTAAGACATCAGTGCCATCCAAGCTTTGAGACGTTTCTACAATAGACTTCACAACACCATCTGTAAGCTTTCTGAAGCGCATGGCATGTTCAATGCAATATCCACCATATTGAGTGCGTGACATGAGTGTGCTGGCTGTGTAGTCGGGGTTTGGATAAGTTTCTGATGGAATGGAGTGAGCTAAGTCCCAAGCTCGCACTTTTTGCACAGGATTGACAGGAGGTGCATCAACAATCTTAATCCATTCCCGATTGAATACAGAGCTACCTTCTGGAATGGCTGTCCAAGAGCCATGAAGAAAACGTAATTGGTCAACACGAGTACCAGCAAGCAGATTTGCACGATAGGTGGGCATAGCCTTCTCAAGTGCCGGATTGTCATCAATTGTCATGGGAATGAATTTAAATGATATGGGGATGAAATTTTTTCCTAGCTTCAACCCTTTTCCATGTTCGGCGTAGAGTTCTTCTACACTACTTCCCCAATGTATCTTATTATTTATGTTGACAAAATAGCGTGTAATGTTTTCTGTGCCTTTCTTTGGTACACCATATTCATCCAAGCACCATTCAACCCAATCATACAGCCAACTGTTTCTATCAGGATTGCATGTAATCATCATGCTCATCTTTGGGCCTTTGTATTTCACTGAACGAATGCGAGCTTGTACAGCTAAGATTGCAGCTAGGGAAGCTTCTGTACCTTCGTCGAATAATACATGAGTTGGTTGCCAGCCTTGCACCTCAGCTAAATTATCAGGAATGGCAACAAATTTCACCATTGCACCATTCTTCCATCTGAACTCTTTTGATTGCTGAAACCATTCACCTCCAAACTCCCTGTACAAAGGCTTAGAAGAGTCTATAAGGCCACCAATCGAGGTGAGCAAGGGGTAGGTAGCCCTCATAATCAAAACACGCGCAGCGGGGTCTTTAATGTAACTGAGAGCCTTCAATAAAGCCATCTGACTTTTACCACCACCAGCACCACCACCTGTCAACAAAATGTCAACATCATTTTCTAGCAACACCATTCGTTGCTTTATTGAGCATGGCCCATAAGTTGCCATTTATTTCCTCCAAATGCAAAAAGCCCGCACACCAATTACGATGTACGGGCTGTATAATATATTCGGCGCAGCCAACCAAATGTTGTTCGTCAACAACGCCTGCCCACCGAAAGATGCAACTTCATGCACCCTCTCCATCAAGCCCTTCTAACCTTTTGGGTTTTCAGGAACTAATATCAGTCATTTTGGATAGGTTGACTATTTACACCTATTTCCTCTAACACCCCCTCCGTGTTATTCCATTTAACGCCCATCGAGCACTTTAAGGTGGTGCATCTCACCTTTTCCTGTATTCTCTAAGCCGTAGATTAGATTCGTGCAACAGGCAACGTAAATTTAGTTGCAAGAAGGAAACTTAGAGCATTCGACTGGGTAACTTAAAATCTGTCCAGCTCACCAATGCTCATGAGACTATCATGCTTCCACTCTGCAATAATTTGGTCTGGATAGGAGGATTTGAACCTCCGCTACTCGCTTCCAAAGCAAGGAGACTACCGGGCTATCGTACATCCAGATGGAGCGGACAAAGGGAATCGAACCCTTATTTTAAGCTTGGAAGGCTTCAGTTCTACCATTAAACTACACCCGCTTTGTGATACCTTAATTCTTGTGCCGTGAGCAGGACTCGAACCTGCATTCCTTTTAAGGCTACACCTTCTTAGGGTGCTGTGTCTACCAATTTCACCATCAGGGCAATATTCTTCACGGTTACGTTTATCCGTGTCGCATTAGCGTCGTAGATTGGAAACACCAACCAAGGAGAGAATCTTTACATGAACACATTATTGCACATGAATTCGTATTTGTCAAGCATCTTCGATAATCTGCACTGTCTCAAAG